AAAAGTGTATTACTATTAAATTAAGTTAGGGGTCAACCGTGTATTCATCTTTTAATCATTACGAAAGAGACAGAGCAAGTAAGGCTGTTGAGGTTCAAGACCCTAGCAATGCATATGTAAATATGGAGCCGAATTGGATATTGATTGAAGATTTGATAACAGGAACATATGGCATAAGAAAAAGACATCGAAAATACCTCCCCCAGATGCCCCGGGAGCAAGATGAGTCATATGATAATCGGCTCGCGACTTCAGTTCTTGCGCCTTTATACATAAGAATTGAAAGATTGCTTGCGGGTATGCTTACTCGGAAGCCTGTTCGATTAAATGAAGTTTCTGAACGTGTAACCGAAGATTTATTTGACGTCAACTTACAAGGTGACGATCTGACAAGCTGGACGTTTGAAACATCAAAAATAATGTTGCGCTATGGTCATGTCGGTGTTTTAGTTGATGCACCGACAGGCGGAACTGGTCGGCCTTATTGGATTACATATAGCCCGCGAGAAATTCTTGGCTGGCGTACAGAACTTGTTGATGGTCAACAAAAATTAACTCAATTACGTTTACTTGAAAAAGTAACTGTTCCCGATGGTGATTATGGTGAAAAAGAAGTCGATCAGGTGCGCTTACTAACGCCGGGAGCTTTTGAAGTTCATCAAAAAGGTAAACAGGGAAAATATGTAAAAGTAGATGAAGGAACAACTTCTTTGGATTACATACCATTTGCGATTGCTTACGCAAACAAAGTTGGCTTTTTAGAATCGCGCCCACCGATGCAAGATATTGCAGAATTAAATTTATTGCATTTTCAAAAAAGTTCTGACTTTGATAATCAATTAAGAATTTCTGCTGTTCCAATGCTTTGTTTATTTGGATTTCCGCAGGCTTCAGAAGAAGTAAGTGCGGGGCCGGGTGAAGCAATTGCGTTTCCTGAAGGAGCAAGGGCGGAGTTTGTAGAGATCAAAGGGCAGTCGTTTCAATATCAAAGCCAAAGAATAAAAGACATCGAAGCACAAATAAATAATCTTGCTTTGGCTGCAATACTCGGCCAAAAGCTCGGCGTAGAAACAGCGGCTTCACAAGAAATTCAAAGAAGTCAAGGTGACTCAACACTTAAAATTGTTGCTCAACAGTTGCAAGACATGGTTGATAATTGTTTAATGTTTCATGCAAATTATTTAAATATTTCTGAAGTTGGTAATTGTTTCATTAATAGAGATTTCCTCGGAACAAAATTAGCACCGCAAGAGATTCAAGCAATGCAAGGGCTTTGGGCTTCTGGCGCTATATCTCAGGAAACATTATTAAAACAGTTGGCAGAAGGTGAAATTCTCGGTGATGATTTCGATGTAGAAATGGAAATTGAATCGACACAGATGGGAGATATGCCAGACGAAGAACCGACACCGCCAGCAGAACCAGACGAACAAACAGAAGATCCAGAAGATGACGATTAATGACACAAACGCCGTTAAGGGTTCCGACTGACGTTGCCGAACTCGGCGCTTCTATTCCATACCCCGATCTTATTCCTGAAGAATATTTTCGTAATAGTTTAGATTTAAACAGATTTTCAAATAAGGTTTCGCGTGAAATCGTCCAATCTTATAATCGGATCATAGTGCGGGCAGTTGATAAATTAGAGGCAATAGAACGCCTCCCACTAGCCAATCAACCGAAATACACGGCGGCACGTTTGCGTTCTTTGTTATTACAGACAAAGGCAAGTTTGAAAAAGTGGGATGTCAAATCGACAAGAGATATGCAACTTGTTTCGGAAGGTGTTGCCAAGATACAAGCGGAATTCGCAACGGCGCAGATGGAGAAAGCATTGCCCGCTGGAATTCGTTCATCAATCAGGACTGTTGAAGTAACACCCGCATTTGCAAAAGCTGTTGTTAATACAAGCGCAAGTGAATTTAATTTGCAGATATTAAGCGATTCATTAAATACAATTGCAGGCGGTTCAGGAGTTAAGTTTTCATTAACAGCAAAAGAGGGCGCGTTGATTAGATTGCCTAATGGTGATTCTATAAAGAAATCTTTTCGCGGTATTACAAACAAAAGCGCGGACAGATTAGGCCGAGAGATTCGGGACGGATTATTGGCAGGCGATACAACGCAACAAATAAGATCGAGGTTAATTGGGTCTTTGCGTTTTAATTCAAAAGGTAGTGTTAGGCAAATAGCAATGGCAGGCGGAGCCGCAACAAAAGCATCGAATTATCAAATAATGACGTTGGTTAGAACTTCAATAAATCAAGTAAGCAATGTCGCATCACAGCAAGTTTATAAAGCAAATCCAGACGCTACAAAAAAATACAGATATTTAGCAACCTTGGACAGTAGAACAAGTTCGCGTTGCCGTTTGTTAGATCAACAAGTCTTTGAATATGGAAAAGGGCCGGAGCCGCCACAGCATTTCAATTGTCGATCAAGAACAGTTGCCGAAATAGATTATGACAATTTAAGCCGTGTTTTTGGTCGTAAGATCGAAGCGCCCAGACGTAGAGGATTCAGGCCATCAGAAAGCGGTTTAGTGCCTGCTGGCGAGAGTTATGGAACTTGGCTATCTAAACAATCGACTTCAATTAAAGCAAAAGCACTCGGCGAAAAAAAAGTAAGATTCTTTGATAAATTGTCAAAAAAATATGGCGGTGATCAGGCAATAAGAAAATTTGTTTCTGTTGATGGCTCAGAAAAAAGTCTTGCGCAGTTACAAGCGGCTTATGGAAAAAATGCAGATAAAATAAAAATTATCCCTGATATTGTAAAAGAAAGAAAAGGCGCGGAACTTTCTTGGCAAAGATATTCAAACGGATCGCTTGCAGAAAAAGCGGAGCCATCAAACCTTACAAAGTGGACGCCAGAACGTCAGGAATTGCATCGAAGGATTATTGAAGATGTTATTGCGGAGAATAATCCGAAAGCGCAGAAAAACCCGATCTTCTTTATGACGGGTGGCGGGTCGGCTTCTGGTAAATCAATCATGTTGAAAAAATCACCATTGCCAAAAGGTACAGTAATTATTGATGCGGATGAAATTAAAAAGCGCTTACCAGAATTTAATGCGATGAAGGCGAAGGGCGGAAAGATTGCAGAAAACGCCGCTAACTATGTACATGAGGAATCAAGTTGGATTTCTAAATTGATACAAAGAGAATCAGCGCAGCGAAGGTATCACACAATGCTTGATGGAACAGGCGATGGAAGCGTTGAGAGTTTGACGAAAAAAATTAAAATGATGACAGATCGCGGAATGACAGTTCGGGCGAAATATGCGACAGCCGAGATTGCAACAGCACTTGAAAGAAATTATCAAAGATATATAAAAACAGGTCGAAGAGTTTTACCTGAATATGTTCGAAATGTTCATAAAAAAGTATCTGAGATTGTTCCTGAAGCGATTAGGAAAGGCGTCTTTGATGACTTTGAACTTTACGACATGAACAAGGCAGGCGAAGCAATTAAGGTTGCTACTTATACGAAGAAGGACGGATTAAAAATATTAGATAATAATTTGTATGGTAATTTCTTAGCGAAAGCGGATCAACCTGATAGCCTGTTTGAAAAGTGGATGGATAAATAATTTGACAAGTAAAACAATTATGATATAATTAATTTGTACTCAAACAAATCAAACCAACATGACCGATTCACTTCAATTTTTATCAAAGCTGCTTGGAATGACAAACAGCACTAATAAACATGAAAAGGCTGTAGCCCAGACAAAACTAG